AAGCGCAAAGAAGTCCTTTGTTGCCAGTGTCGGAGCCTCAATCACAAAGTTGGCAGTAGCTGCACGGTTAGTGATTTCAATTGCTTTTGTTGAGTTGACCAGCTCCCGATAAATCACCTCATTGCCAAGGTCAATCTCAGCGGATTGCAGCGCCAAGTTGGTGGCTGAGTACAGCGTGAAGGCAGTTGTGTTGGTGTCGTTGAAGATCTCAGGGTCAGCCTGATTGCTGAATGTCAACGTTGGTGACGCGGTGTCAGTCGGTGCGTTGTACTGACCTGTGAGCGTGAAGTTGAAAACAGGAATCTGGTTGGCGTTCAGGCTGATGGTGAAGGTGCCACGGCAGCCAGTGACAATGTGACGGATGCCGTCAGTGTCGTAGTGAATTGTGCAGGACTCAAAGCCGGTAGAACGTGGCGCATAGGTCACAGACGTGTCTGCAACCGTTGTGGGGTTCATCCCGCAAGCCCGCAGGATCGGGTCGTATTTGGGCGCAGTGCCAGCAGTACCAGACCCTGAATACTCAACCTCGAAGCTGACAATTACGCGAGTGTTAGCGATCAGCTGAGGGCTGTTGCCCAGATAACTGCGGATCAAATCCCGGGAGAGAACCTCAGATTCAGCAGGTTGAATCTCAAGGTTGCGCAGCTGAACAGCGTCGGCACTGCCCGTAGGAGTTGGATCAGTGCCGTAGGTCGACTCAATTTTCGCAAGCGCGCTCCTCACGCGGGCTAGCTTTGCCATCGTTCAGAGCCTCAAGAATGGACAGGTTTCTGTGATCAGTTTAATTCAACTGGTCGCCTAAGCCATGGTCAAGCTGCCGTCAAGTCCTCTCGGTCTGTCCGGTATTTCACCAAGTAATCCATAGCAACAACGCCAAGCGGCACGTCTGCATCAAAGAAGCTGAAGTTTGTGGTGTCAGCGTCAATGTCCAGGGCGTATCCGTTGACTGTTGGATCAGCCATGATTTTGCTGTGGACCTCCTCAACAAACGCATCAGCTGTGTTCCCAGGAGCATCGTTGCGCACGAACACTGAGCAACGAACGCGCAAGGTCCACATCGTCTTGACGTAGGAATCCTCGTTCGGGTCATCTGTAATCGGCTCTAGCACGATTGCAGGGACCTCCCCACGAGCCAAAGGCGTTGTTTTGACGCGGTAAACGTCAACGCCTGAGATGGCGTCCAGGTTCGTCTTAAGACGGGCCAGGATGTTTTCGCGGCGGGTTGTCATACCTTCTGCAGCGAGATCTCACAAAGCAAGCCGTCGTCAATTAGTCGGGTCTCTCGGACCTTGTAGGCAACAGAATCGACGGTGATGCTGGTGCCTGCTGTAAGGGTGCCAAAGTCAGACGCCTTGGCGGTGATCTGGTAGTCAGTGCTGAGGACCATGTCACCAGCCAAGACTTGACTGGGCTGATCAAGGATCACATTGGCTGTCGTTGCGCCTGACGTAGCAGACACATTGAAGTCGCCTAGAAATACTCCTAGGTCATCGGCAAGCGCATCGAACGCCATCAGTCTTCAGCCTTAGCTTTGCTAGTGCGTTTTGCTTTGGGCTTAGCAGCTGCTGCGCCCTCAACTGCTTTACCCATGCGGATAAGCAGTGCGCCATCTGAGTCGGACACGTCATAAGTCTGACCAGCCTCAAGGGCTTGGCCGCTAGCCATGACGTTTCTGGTGCAAGTGATTTCCATAAGAAAAAAAGGGGCCGTTGCCGGCCCCTCCCCGTTATCAAGCGGTGGTGATGTCTTCGATGGAAGCGAAGGCAGTGGCCTGGCGGACCGCAACATCGAATGAAACGATGCCCCGGACAGAGGTCAGAGCCTTGCTGAAGTCATCGGAGTCAGTACCCACGGTGATCTCAAGGCCGTTGCCGTAGAAGCCCAGCATTGCCTGGCTGAAGTCGCCAGCAACCAGAGCGGAGCAAACGCTAGAGCTAGAACCCTTAGTCAGGTTCGAGGGCACAGCGTTAGTGACGGCAATCGGGTAGCCGTTCAGGGTCAGAGGCGTGGGGCCACGACCAACAGCCTGCAGATCGGTGTTGTAGAGGAAAGCACCGTCAGTGGCGGAAGAACCACCAGCGCGGAGTTTCTTCAGGCCGCCCATCACTTTGGCGTTGGTGATGTAGGCCATGTTGGGGCCACCAGCGTTGTCTTGGAGCACTTCAGTCTCCAGGTCAACGACTTTCTCCATGGTGATGGCTGCACCGTTGGTGCCCATAGCCACGGAGCCGATGCCGCTGGTGTTGCGGATGCCGGTTGGCTGACCGGAGGAACCGGAGCCGTTGAGAACTGCAGAATCAAGAGCAGCGTTGATGCCGTCGGTAAGGTCACGACGCACCAGCTCTTCAATGCCAGGGGTGGCTTGAAGCAGGGTCTGGCGGCTGTACTTAGACAGTGCTGCCAGGTTCTTGGGTGACATCGTCACCTGATCAAAGGTGGACTCAGACTGCGTGATTGCAGTGGTCTCGTTTGCCAGGTAGTAGACGCTGCCAACGCCAGAGCGACGAGGGATGGCCACATCACCGACAAGGCCGGTCAGGGTGCGAACGCCAAGACCAACAACAGGCGAAGCGTTCCGCAGAGCCTCGATGAAGTCATCAGCCAGCAGATCGGTCTCAACCAAATTGCCGCCGGTCGTGGCCGATCCCGTGTTGTAGGTCGCCCGTTGCTGAGTCAGTGCAGAGAACGGAACGAAGAAGGAACGCTCACCAGTGGCGCTAAGACCGGAGGTGCGTGCAACTTCTTGGCTCAGTTCACGGACAAGTCCAGCACCGTGAGAAGACCAGTCGCCAGTGATCAGGGCGCGGACGCCATCCATGAGCTGATAACGCTCTTGGGTCTGCTGACCAAGTTCAACAGGAGCCACAGTCTCAACCGGCTTAGCGCCGATCTTTTCGAGCACAGCTTCACGGGCCACATCGAGAGATGCGCCGTTGTCGATCAGTTGCTCAGCAAGGTCACGCATTTCGTGCTTGCTGCACAACTCTTGAATGTTGCGGATGCGGTTGCGCTCTGCAGAAGCTGCTTTTTTGGAAGCTTCATCGCGCACCACACTGATGTCGGGTGCAGTGGACATTTGATTCTCAGAATCGGGTGAACTTTGTGGTGCGACGCGAGCCGCAGAATCCGCCGAAATGGCTTCTTCTTTCTCAATTGTAGTAGTGGGAAGCAAGGATCTTCCCACCCCAATCTTGGGATCGGCAGGCACGCTGACGATGGAAACTTCGTAAGGCTCCCAGTTCGTCGCTACGAACTCATTGTTCCGCTCTTCCATCTCCTTAATCCGGTATCCGACGCTGATATTTCTCATCACGCCATCTTTGACATCAGTCAAAATTTCTTGCGCAAAAGAGTTACGGCTAAAGCGCACGCGGCTATAGCCCTTCTTTTTGTCCTTGTCTAAGTAGGCTCGCTCAACGACACCGATCGGTCGATCCATGTCGTGATTGAACAGCAACGGTGCGCCATCGTTCAGGCGACCAAGGTCAGCTGCGCCATCCTCGTGGCTCAGCACCTCCATGCCAAAAGCCCGCTCTACTGGATATTCAGAGCTGAAGCTGAACTCCATCACGCGGTCTTCCTGCTCTTCAAACTTGGTCTCACCAGCCCGCTTGTAAAGCGTGGGTGCGTAACGCAGAGCAGCAATTTTGGTCAGCGTTGAGAAGCGATGACCAACCTGCACATCAGTTGGCTCATTGCCTTCATCGGTCTCGCGATAAACCGTGATTAGTGCAGCAGGGTCATCCTCATCACCGTTCACGGTGAAGTCAGAATCAGGAACGTTGATTGTGCCGTCACGCTCAATGCGATCAATGCGGCCCTGTGCAGTACCGCCGGATGCGTTCCAGCGCACAAAATCTCCGACGCTAAGTTCGTCGGGCTCGGCCCTTACTTGCGATTCGTCGGACATAGTACGTTCGCGGATTTCTTTAATTCTATCCGCCTTGTTAGTAGCCCACACCTGCCCTGGGTCTCCGCCCCAGGCAGCCCACGCCACACGTCCATTAGACGGGTAGCCGTCTTCTCCAGGCGAAAAACCTTCGCCCTGCTTATCAACCTCGTGGCGAGCAAACCACGCGGCCATGGTGATCACTGTGTCGGCAGACAGTTCATCACCGCTCAGGATCTGCGTGGCTCTGCGTGCAGCAACTTCAGTGCCCCCAGATTCACCGTCAGCTTTCCAGTCGCGATAACGCTGAGCCTCTTCCTTCATCCCTGAAGTAGGGCTGAGGTCGATCTCTGTGCCGTTAATAGTTGCCAACTTCCTCTTCTCCGACGTTTTCTGCATCCTCGCCACCAGGCGCAGGCGTGTCACCAAAGGCATCAATGGTGTTGGCCGGCTTGTACTGGCTAGCACCGCTGCCATTCACAGCAGACGGATCCGTGTCCGTGATGATGTTCATCTCGTCGAGCTTGGCCAGCTCTGACTGACGGGCAACCAAGAATTCATCAAAGTCGCCACCGTTTTCAGCCACACAATCAGCAAGCGTCTTGAATCCGCTGCGCACTGCTGCCTTCTGAGCAGCAATCTCTTTCTGCGGGTCAACGTAGTGGTAGCCCCTGCAGACCCAGCGCACAGCCTCGTAACGCTCAGGCTCAGTCTCGTAAGTAGGCAGATTTAGTGCGCCACTAAGTACCGCCATCTCAAGCCAAGCGTCATAGATCGGCTGATAGAACTGATCTTTCATCATCTGCTGTATGGATCGCCAGTTGTCGCGGTCCTGCAGTAAAGCGAGTCGTGATGACGAATAATTTGATTGCGAATAATCGTTTGACAGGACTTCGTAGGAGCAACCGACACCCGCGCCGAGTGCCCTGAGCTGTGCCCTGAGGAACGGCTCATACTCGCCATTAGGCGAATCCATGTCAGGAATGGTGACGGTCTCCCCAGGAGCTAAATAGGCAAATTTGCCAGGAGAAAACGACTCGACTCTTTCGTTTTCAAAAACATCGTCGCCAACAAGTTCGCCCTCAGGTGATTGGATAAATCCCATCAGAGCAGAACTTGCTCTGGCACGCACAACACTCGCCTGTTCCCAACCATCTAGGTGGTGCATCCTCTGCATCGCAGATGCAAGCCACGGCACCCCACGGGTTTGCCCAGGACGTGCAGATGTCCGGTCAAACAGATGAATGACATCCTTAGCCGGAACAATGATGTGACGCTTGCCAGGCTCCCGTGTCGGGAACGCAGTGTCACCAGGGTGACGGCTCAGGAAGGCGTAATTAACAGGACGGCCAAAAGGATCTAACTCAACCCCAAGCTTCCAAACGTTGCCTGGCTTGCTTGCTGGATGCACATAATCCTCATCCAGCTGATCAGCCTCAAGGACCTCAAGAGCAAAGTTGACCTTGCTGCGGCCAAACTTCTGCCGAACCATGCGGATGAAAACCTCACCGCTTTCGCACATTGACGACACAGCAAGCTTCTCGATGTCTGAAAAACAGAGAAGGCCTGCTGTGTTGCAGCTGTCCTTGCGGCCCCACATCGACCAGGCTTTTTCAATTTGCTCGTTGATGCGGATGTCGAGCTTGCCGCCACGCTGACGCATCACCTGCGCTTGCAGCCTGACGCCTGTTCCAACAACAGAGTTGCGGACAACGCGGACGGCAGACTTTGCATAGTCGTTGTCGCGCACAAGCTGACGTGACCTAGACCGCAAACGTTTAAGGCTGCCCTTGATCTCTTGGTCAGCAGAGGTGACAGACGTGACCCAATCAGAAGTCAGGCGACTGGTTTGAGCACCGCCGAACATGCGAGCCCGTGGCCGTGCAATCGGCTCAGGATTATTGCGCCACAGTTCGCGCCATGCAGAACGGATGCCCATGTCAGAACCTCACATACTTGGTAAAAGGATCGCCAAGCCCGTTGGCAATCTTGGCGCGTCTGCGCTCTAGGTTCACGATGTAATTCAACTGACTCTCGCGACTTCGTAATTCAGCCAGATCAACACGCTTGAAGGTACGGTTGCCGATGCTGTATTCAGCAGCCTTGTCTGCAATGATTGCGCGGATTGCTGCTGTAACCGCGTCTCTATCTTTTTCAGCCTGGGTGCGTCCGTCAAAGGCTCCAGGCGTACCTGTATAGGCAACGCTGGCTAAAACCTCAAGCTGACCGTTGCCAAGCGTGAACTTCTCAGAGCCCTTGGATGCTTCTGCGTAAAAGAACCAATCACCTGCGTCAAAACCCGCGCTATCTGTTGCGCTTATTGTGAACTCCCAGCCAGTGCCATAGGAAGTACCAACAACGGTGTGCCCTTCCTGATTGGTATTGGTCCGCAGGTAGTAAGTCAGCGTCCAGTCAGCTGACGTAATGCTTTCATTCAGCGGGCCAACCGCTGAATCATCCCTCCATTTGATCGTTGTGCCGGCGTAGATCTTCTTAGGAATGTTCACGTCACCAGCTGTTTACAAACGACTGAGCCGGTTTAGGCGGCTTTGTCCTTGATTTTAGCGGTCTATTGTCGCCTGATTCCAGCTTCTCACGCAGGTTTTCCCACATCGTCAGCTTGGGCAGACGGCGGATGTAGAGCTGAAAAGCCGCATAGGCGTAAACCGCGCAGTCAAGGCACTCAGCCCGTGCTGATGCTTTCCTGACCCAAATCCGCGTTGGCATCCCTCCGCGATAGACAAGCTTCTGCCGCTCAGAAGTTAGTTGCTGGAAGTATTCAGTATCAGCAGCTAAGCCGAAATTAAGGTTGCCAGGACCGTTTTCTAGGCGAAGTTTGCCAAATAGCGTGGTCTTAATAGTATCGGTGCCGAGCATGTAAAGGGTGACGCCCTTTTTGATGGTGCGACCCTTCCAGTTCACATCAACCTTGCTGCCTTTTCCTACTGCTGCAGCGTTTCTGCGGCTGCTGCCTTTGATAGCTACAACACCACGCGGCAGACGCTCACGCACATAGGCGTAAACCTCATGCGTGCAGTAGCCAGTGTCAACAGCGAGCTGAGCAATCTTGAGTTGGTGGTGCTCTTCTGTCTCCCATTCACTTGCAAGTACAGCATCAAGTTGTTTCCATACGTCTGGCTGAGTCGGATCCCCCATCAGCTTTTGGTGCCATACAAGCCAGCCCGTCTCTGGTTGGCCCTTAGCTCCCGACCAGCCCCACACTGAGATCTCAAGACGGTCGAGCTGCACGTCAACGCCGGCCGTTAGCAACACAACGTCCTTGGGCACAGTGCCTGGCTCATAAGGCAGACGCCGGCCCATCAAACCTTCTGCACTGACCTGCGCCGAATAGTTCTCTTCGTAAGTCTCAGCAAGTCTTGTGTTGATAAACGTGCGCAGCGCAGCCGGGTCGTTCTTCGCACGCAGAAAGTCCTCAGCCAGCTCGCTCCAGCTGGCCCAGCCAAGCGGGCTATAGAGACCATTCAGATGGAAGCCGGCAGTCTTCCCGTCAAAGTGCGAGTGATTCCGCCATTCACCAGCAGCCAGCATCTGCGTCTTATGGCGCTCTTCAAATCGCTCGCCGCAGTGCTTGCACTGATATTGCGCCGTCTCTGGCCTGTCCTTCTCCCACTTCAGCCGGCTCCACTCAAGGTGCTGAAACTCACCGCACGAAGGGCAAGGCACCCAGAACTTGCGCTGGTCAGACTTCATATATTCCGCCTCGATCTTGCTGAAGTCTTTGACCGTTGGCGTAGAAGTCAGCAGCACCTTCCGCCTGGCAAAGGTCGTCGTCCTGCGTTCGGCTAGGGCAACCGGGTCCCCCTCCCCAGGGATCTCTTGCATGGCGTCCACCTCATCCATGAACAGGTAACGGCAAGGTGCAGAGCGCAGCTGGCTAGGACTATTCGCACCAGTGAGCAACAGAATCCCGCCAGGGAAGTCTTTGGCGAACATCGAATTGCTTCCATCTCTAGAGCGCGGAGGTGCAATTTTTTCTTTAAGCCTCGGCGTGTCCTCTATCAGGCCCTCCAGCCTCTGCTTGGACATTCTTCGCGCCATCTCAATGGTGGGCTGCACCGCAAGCAACGGCCCAGGGCTGTGGTCAATAATCCAAGCCAGCCAATTCAGGCCAACCTCTGTTTTGCCACTCTGCGCTGAGAACATCAGCACAACACGCTGCACAGTGCTCTCACTGCTCAGGTCACGCATGACCTGACGCAGGTAAGGCGTCCGATCAGTGCGCCATGGCCCAGGCTCCGCACTCGCTTTGCTGCTTAGCCGCCTATATCGGTCACTCCATTCATCAACAGTCAACGGCTCTTCCGGTCTGAGCCCGTCAAGGAAACCTTCACGCCAAGGGTTCATGCGACCTTCGCAATCTCCATCAGGCATTGCCGGTGCTCAGTTGTCAGCACACGATGGATGACAGCAGGATCGCTTTCACCCGCCAGCTCATTGCTCAGGCGATCAGCAAGGTTGGCTAGCTGCTCACGGATTGAACGGCCCAGCTGAAAACTTTCCTTCTTCACAAGCTCAGCAGGCACCAGCTCCTCCATCTGAGTCGCCGCCGTGATCTTGGCAATCTCCGCGTTGTAGTGCTCTTTGCGTGCGCGGCTTGTGTAAAAGTCCGGCACATCCTCCTCCTCGACGTAAGTCACCTGCCGCCGCACTTCTTTTTGTGCAGCCTCAAGGGGTTTCGGCTCTTTCTTGGGCTTTTCAGGCATCTGCGCAGCACTTGGCCGCTCAGTAACGCCCCAGATCCGCAGTCCCTTCTCCAGGTCGATCTTCGGGTTGACGTTTCCTGTGTCAACCAAAGCGCCCTCTAAGCGACCCTGTTGAATCGCCTTAGAAACCGCTTGGCGACTGCATCCTGCGGCAACCGCAAACTTTGAAGCTGTTACTAACTCAGCCATATCGTTGACATTGTCAGTTGACGTTAGCTTAGCTTTTGTCAACTGGTTGACGTTCCGCTCGCTACATGAAAAACGCGCCTTCGGATGACC